ATGTCTGGTGCACTCATTCAACTTGTTTCCAAGGGTGCTCAAGATGTCTATTACATGAGTGGTGAAGGAACCTCCCTTTTCACGTCAAAGTATACGAGACATACAAACTTTGCTCAGGCTCCTAAACTCATTAAAGAGTTTTCATTGGCTGAAGATTCATGTGTCATTCCTACCAACGGTGATTTACTCACAGGTCTATGGTTTGAGGGTACGAACCTGGTTGAAGGGTTCCAGGGTTCGACAATTGATCTATATATCGGTGGTCAACGAATTGATTCTCAACCCTTTGACTTTATGAGCGACGTCTATCAGAATTACCTTGCAGATACCTACACAAAGTCTCAGGAGATTAACAATAAATGTTCCGTCAATAACACGAACTTTATCCCATTGACCTTCTTTTTCAACAACAAAAGTTCCTACATTCCCATGGTGGCTCTTCAATATCATCAGGTGGAAGTACGAGTAAACTTCCAACAGAATATGGACATACCCTTTTCCGCTAAGCTGTATGGTAACTACGTATACTTGGATGCTCCAGAACGGAAACGATTTACGTCGACCAAATTGGATTTCATCATCACACAAACACAGACGATCAAGGAGAAGCTCACACCGGGCTACAATGACTATGATCTTTCTCAATTCAATCACCCAGTAAAGTCACTCTTCTTTGGGATACCAACAAAGTCAAGTAACGTGATCGAAGATCGATTCACCTTTGACTCTGCCGATATTTTATTGAACGGTACACATCTTTTCGAAGCCATGACACCAACCTATTTTCACACAGTACAAAACTATTTTCATTCTGACTTTGGTATTTCTGCATTCCATGAACTGTACAACACACCATTCTATACCCGATACTACGCCTATCATTTCTGTACAAACGCTTCAGACTATAAGTCTACTGGTTCATGTAACTTTAGTCGTTTAGATAATGCCCAATTACAGATTCGCGATGCTGTTGTCGGTTCTGAGCGAACAGGTGAAGACATTCGAATCTATGCTGTGAACTACAACGTGCTGCGTATCCAGGAAGGAATGGCCGGAATTTTATTCGGAAACTAATATAGTAAACCATGGTTGGTAAAACACCTCAAGTTCGAGAAATCGTCTACAACGTTCTTGATGATAGTGGTGAACGAACGGTCATCGCCAAGGGTGCTACGACGGTCGATGTTGGTGACACGAGGGAACTCTTCACGCGAACTTCGAATTTGGAAGCTTTCACCACCAACAACTTTTCTAATATCTCTGTTGCACAGAGTGACATCCTACAGCTGGAATACACATTGGGTGGTTTAGGAGTCGACACTAGTTATAGCCCACTTCTCCTGACATTACAAAGTGATCATGCTGACAATGTTGATCGTATCGAAGTACTTGAAGAAGTACACCTTTCCAACAGCCTCATCGTTTCAAATAATTTTTCGAATATAACCGTCTTACAGGAAATCGTAGATTCCAATGTTGGACGCATCGATGGTATAGTCGCGGATCAGTTGTCTAATGCTGTTATCCTTAGTGGTACATTTTCGAACGTTTCAAACATACAAACTGAATTACTGTCAAATGTTGGGCGTATCGAAGATTTGGAAACTGATATTGGTGCGATTGTTAATTATGGTGACATTACCTCGTTACAATCCAGTGTCACGGATTTAATTGATAGGGTAACCAGTACTATTGTTCGGGTCGGTGAAGATGCGGGAACTGGTGCACCAGGTGGTACGTCTGTTTCTATAGGAAATAACACAGGGACTAATATAGGTAACAACTCCATCGCGATCGGTGCTCAGGCACAGAATTTAACGGATTCCGTAGAAGGTAACCAGACTCTTAATTCTATAGTCATAAACGCCACAGGGCAGCTATTGAATTCAACTAGACGAAATACTCTCGTTATTGCACCCATACAAACTGATGATAGTAACACCATCAACATCATGGGCTACAACGATCTGACCAAGGAAGTTGTACAGTCTACCCTTTTACGAGGTATCGACGGGAATGTCCACGCGACGACCAATATCAGTGTCAACAATGATACGATCCTGTTTGAGACCAACGGCAATGGTTCGTTTGGCGGTGACATTGAAATTGCTGGAAATCTAGAGGTGGGTGGAACGTCTTCGTTTACGGGTGCTATGCAGGTAGACGATACACTGGAAATTGCGGATACGTCATCCTTCGGTGGTGACATGACCATCGATGCGAATGCCTTCGTGTACGGTCAGAGTTTTGTCGTACGTAACCTCTTCGCGGATAAAATCAAACTTCACAACAACGGAACTGGTTCCTTCTCAAGCCATGTAGATGTTCGTGAAAATCTAGAAGTTGGTGGAACGTCGTCGTTTACGCGTGCTATGCAGGTAGACGATACCTTAGAAATTGCGGACGCGTCGTCGTTCGGTGGTGACATGACCATCGATGCGAATGCCTTCGTGTATGGCCAAAGTTTTGCGATGTATGATGGTATAACTGAAAACATCTACATCCGTAACGATGGTAACGCTTCGTTCAACCAAAAACTATTGGCCCGGAATATAGACTGTAACGAAACCATAGACGGATTTGGAACGTTTAATATGAAAAGTGATCCGACCACCGCCACGGCAACCATCAGTTCAGATGGTACGTCCTCTTTCGCTGGTAAGATGCAGATTCAAGATGAACTCGTCGTTGAAGGTCATTCTTCATTTGTCGGTGGTATTAAAGTTCTTTCACCCTATACATCTTCTTTCGGTGGACCCATTGTCGTGAATAACACATCGAGCTTTACCGGTGTAGCGAATTTCGAAGATAACATTTCCACGACCGGTGAGAGTTTCAAGATGTTTGTTGGTACAAGTGAAAAGATCTACATCCGTAATGATGGTAACGCTTCGTTCAACCAAAAACTATTGGTCCAGAATATAGACTGTAACGAAACCATAGACGGATTTGGGACGTTTAATATGAAAAGTGAAAGTGATCCGACCACCGCCACAGCAACCATCAACAGTGATGGTACATCTTCCTTCGCTGGTGAGATGCAGATCAAAAACAATCTGGACGTAGATGGTACACTGGATATTAAGACTGATGGTGAATCACGTATAACACTCACACCAAGAAGTGTGAATCCTAGTACGGTAGACATAGTAGGTGAACTTAGTCTCAAAAATAATACAACTAAAAATGTAGAAATAAAGGGGAGTGCTGGAACTGGATCGTTCAGTAGTACTGTCACGTGTGGTGGATTTGTTTTGGGAAATGCAATAATCACTAAATCTGCTACAGCTGCCCGGACGTATACTATCCCGAATGTAGCAAATTCTGACTTCGTGATGACGAAGGGTGATCAGTCTATAAGTGGAATAAAAGAGTTTAGTAGTGCCATTACTGGATCAATGAGTAAGTCTATATCACCTGGTACTGATCTAAGCGGTTTTTCTTATAATGGTAGTACAGATCGGACGTTTAATGTCGTATCTTCCACGGGTAACGATGTGAATACAATAGTAAAACGTGATGCAAGCGGTAACTTTTCTGCAGGAACAATTACTGGATCAATGAGTAAGTCTATATCACCTGGTACTGATCTAAGCGGTTTTTCTTATAATGGTAGTACAGATCGGACGTTTAATGTCGTATCTTCCACGGGTAACGATGTGAATACAATAGTAAAACGTGATGCAAGCGGTAACTTTTCTGCAGGAACAATTACTGGATCAATGAGTAAGTCTATATCACCTGGTACTGATCTAAGCGGTTTTTCTTATAATGGTAGTACAGATCAGACGTTTAATGTCGTATCTTCCACGGGTAACGATGTGAATACAATAGTAAAACGTGATGCAAGCGGTGGCTTTTCTGCAGGAACAATTACTGCGACTATTTCTGGAACAGTTAGCAGTATATCCAATCACAATACCGATGCCCTGACCGAGGGTACTACTAATAAATATTTCACAAACAGTCTTGCAATGGAGGCTCTCCGTAGCACCCAATATGTTAGGATCGGGCAAGAATCGGGTGAGAGCGGTCAGAGCAACTTTGCAATCGCCATAGGTGGTCGTGCGGGTAAGACTAGTCAGGGAGAGGCCATGGCCATAGGTTATGGTGCGGGTGAGTCCAGTCAGGGACTTGGATCAGTCGCCATAGGTTATGGTGCGGGTAAGTCCAATCAGGGTTCCTACTCCGTCGCCTTTGGGTTCGAGGCGGGTTCGAAAAATCAGGGAAGTGCATCCGTTGCCATTGGGGTCTCTGCGGGTATTACCAAACAGGGAAGCCGTTCCATCGCCATAGGTCTTCGTGCGGGTCTGTCCAGTCAGGGAGAATACGCCATCGCCATAGGTTATGAAGCGGGTCAAACTAGTCAACCCGCCAACACTTTCTATACGAGATATGACAGTGTTCAAGGTCTCAGTGGAACCCGTTATGATTTGTATATTGGTACTACAGGGGAAATTCAGAAGAATACGTCCGATGATCGTCTCAAACACGATGAAAAGTTCATCACGGGTGCCGTAAAGTCCCTTTCTAAACTCAGACCCCAAGAATACCTAAAGAGACAAAACTTAGATGCCAATGTCACTCCCCAAGGTTGGACCTACGAAGCTGGTCTCATGGCACAAGAAGTCTACTACAGTGCCCCAGAACTTAGACATATTGTGATGGTACCACCCGAAGCTGGTGATATCGACAACTATAC